TGCAACTGGATTAATTGGGCTTTGTTGCATTTGACCTGGCTGTTGAGTCATCCCAGATAATGCACCAGTTTGTTGAGACGTTGCTCCTAAATTTGCTAGGCCTCCAAGTGCCCCAACCACCCCGCCTATCATTTTATTAGGGCTATGAGACGCGCCTGGCATCATGTCACCATTTGGCATTGTGTGTGTTTCTTTCATTATCTTTCTTTATCTTTGTTTACATTTTTAATTGAAGTTATAAGAACTTTATCTGTATACGTCTTACCCTTCATTATACTGTTTCTATGAGTGCTTGTAGGTAAATCATCTTGCCCTATTATAATTCTATACATTTGCTTAATTAAATGCTTGCATTTAAACGAAACTTTATATATATTATACTTTTGAGTTGTTCTATTTCTAGACCTCCAAACAACTATCCACCCTTCTTTAAGCAACCGATTCCAGCGGCGGTTATCCCAACTATAGGAATAACTACCAGCTTCGAAATCTTTTTTTGTAAACATATCTATGCAATCCAGATAAATTAAAAGTTCTAAATCAGCATCATTAAGGTTGTTGTTTCTGCAAGCCCATTTACGTATTATACGATAATGTTTAAACAGATTCATATCCTTAAGATCGTCTGCGTTTAGCTTTTTCATAAAACAACAACTACATCCTGCGCTTTAATTACATGATACGTTTGTTTGTTTATTTCTATTTTATGCCCTGCATGCCTATCAAAAAAAATTTGATCTTTTTCTTTTAACCCTTCTACTTGCTCTCCCAGTGATAACACTGTGGCTTCTGTATAACGGATATCGTCACGTTGGTTTTCTGCAAGAAGTAAACCACCTTTAGTAGTAGTTGTACCTTCTTTTTTCTTTTCTATTATTATATTTCTACCTATCGCTTTCATCAATTCTTAAATTATTGATTACACAATCAGTTGATAATATTGTAGTTGCTACTGAAGCTGCGTTCTGAAGAGCGCTTTTGGTAACTAGTAAAGGATCAATAATACCTGCTTTAATCATACTTACCATTTTTCCTGTAACCACATTTAATCCCCGTCCTTTAGCTTTTGGTAATTCCGCTTCCGTTATACCAGCATTGTCTAATATAGTCTTAAAAGGCGCCTTAATGGCTTCTAGGAGCACTTGCTCACCTTTTGATTTACTTACTATACTTGTTGATGCATTTAATAAAGCAATTCCACCTCCAGGCACTATACCTTCTTTAATCGCAGCTTTTGTAGCACAAATAGCGTCTTCAACTCTATCTGTTTTTTCTTTTAATTCGATATCAGAATTAGCACCTACTTTTACAATAGCTATTCTAGCCGCAAGCATTGCTAATCTTTTTTCTAATTTAATTACTTTATGAGCCGGATTGTCTTTTAACAATTCTTTTTTTAATTCAGCTATAATGTTTAAAACTTCTTCTGTAGGTTCATTAAATTGCAATATAGTCTCTTGGTGCGTTGTAACGCTTTTTAAACAAAAGCCTAAATGCTCAACTTGAATTAAATCTAAATCATCACCCAAGTCTTCATTTATAATAGTAGCTCCAGTTAATAAAGCTAAATCATCAAGCATTTCTTTTTTGTTTATGCCATAAGTAGGAGCATTAATAACATTTACTTTAATGTTTCCTTTCTTTTTATTCATAGCTAAAGCAGATAAAACACCTTGTTCTAAATCGCCGATAATCAGCAAAGGTTTGTTGTTTTTTATTACGTACTCTAGCACTGTTTGAATTTGTCTAATTGTATCAATTGGTGATTCAACTAGTAATACTAATGCATTTTCTAATTCTGCTGATTTGTTTTGCGTGTTTGTTATGAAATGAGAATTTGTAATTCCTTTATCATATTGAACACCATCTACAATCTCAACACTTGTTTTTCCGTCAGCTGATGTTTCCATCATTACGATCCCCGTGTTATCTACGGATCTAAAAGCATCGGCTATAATTTTCCCTAGCTTTGGATCGTTGTTTGTTGATATGGTTGCTATTTGATCAATCATATCTCCTTCAACCGGCACTGATACAGATTCTAAGTATTTAATTACTTTTTCTGTAGCTGCATTAATACCCTCTTTCAACTCTCTTGAGTTTGTTTTATCCGCAACCTTATAAGCTTCGGTTAATATTGAGTGAGCTAAGACAGTTGCAGTAGTTGTACCATCACCGGCTTCTCTCACCGTTTTTCTTGCTGCTTCCTTTAAAAGTGTAGCGCCCATGTTTTCTACGGGGTCTCGCAAGATTATTGAATCTGCCACTGTAACACCATCTTTTGTAATAATGGGGTTTCCAGTATGATCTTCTAACATCACACATTTACCGCTAGCCCCAAGTGTGGAGCTAACAGCTTTTGTGAGTTTTTCTATTCCTTTAAATACATTAACTCTGGCTTCTTCGCCGAAGTTAAGGTTTTTGACAATTGCGTCCATATTTGATTTGATTTAATTAAAGTGATTTGGTTATTTAAAGGTTTTTACTACTTTTGGTCCGTTTAGAAATTCAACTTTCTTTGAGTAGTGTTCCACGGAACTATCTATTGCTTGTTCAGCACCTTCAATAGTTTCGCGTCTGGTTACGTCAATCCATTTTTCGCAGCATGTGTCTTTTTCTGGATCACATTCACAATTTGGATCTTTGTATTCGGTTTGATAAAAACCGTTTGGTAATTGTACAATACGCCAATTTGATTTATCAGCTACGTGCTTCCAAAGGTTTAAGGTTTCTTGTGTTAATTGTGGTTGACTAGACCACGAATTAGTCTGGTAAAAAAGTGTCATGGTTTTGGTTTAAGTTTGACATTGGTTTTATGCTTTATAGCATATTCCTATTATTACCTGTTTTACCTAATATTTACCTACCCTGCCGGTGGTGGTGTAGGGTTTTGCCATGTAAAATACAAGTCTTCATTTACCGGTGCAATTTCGATAGCTATAGTTGCTGCTATGCCAGCTTGCATCGCAGGTACATCTAACGATCCTTCCAACCATCCAATAACTACAGCTTCAAAAGCTTCAGTATTTTCGTAAGGTACAAAAGGCTCGCCTGCTACATACGTATAACTTTGTGTTCCAATTTGTGTTGATGAATAAGTTTTGCCTCCAGACTCTTCAGAACCTGTGTATCTGTAATGCACGGTGTATATTACATTGTCTTCACCTTCTGCCTCAATGTGAGCGTTCATTTGTGGGATGTCCCATTTGTAAGTAATTGCCATTGTTTATTGTTTATTGTTTATTTATTTTAAGGATTACATGCCGTTGTACCGGATGTTAATACCCCGCTTGAATTTGTAGTATATGTTCCGGATGCGCTAATTCCTGTTGTAATATAATAAGGACGGTTTCCGCTCCCCAAAGTTGTTGTGCATGAAGAATCCGTGTAAACGGTATCCCCTACGCTAGGAGCGTTGCCTGACCCATTGTGATAATAAGTGGCATTTTGTTGAGCAGCAGTGCCATCACACCCATTTCTAAAACTGAAAGAACTTGTTAAAAAAGCAACGCAAGTTATTGCTCCATAATTTCTAAAGTTTAATAATTGATTTTTACTTCCTTCATAAGAAGAATCAAATTTTGAGGCTACAGCGTCTGCAAAGCAATCTACTAAATCATCAGTTGTTGGATTTACTTCATTTACAACATTTTGAAGCGTAAATGTAGTTGTATCTGGAACTGCCATTATAAGCCAGCTTTTTCAAGCCTTGCTTCTAGCTCAGCAATTTTTGATATAAGTAAATCTATATATGCTACAGACTTTAATCCGTCTTTATCTGTTCTTACAAACTCAGGATTTGTTTTTTCTAACTCTTGCGCTATAACTCCTGATCTTTTTACACCAGGCTCAGATATTAATTCAAAGTTTTTCCAATTAACATCTATGTGTTTAGCGTCTATCTTTTTTATATTATCTTTTAATGTTTTATCAGAAGACAGTATAAAGTTTGTAGCGGTAGCTGATCCAGCCATAACTATACTACCACCAGGATTAATAGTCATTGCAGGGCTAGAAGTATTGTCAGTATAAAACTTAAATGAAGTTGTATCATCTTCTGTTGCTATACTTTCTATTCTACCTTGAACTCCTCCGCCACCAGCTCCGTTTTCAAATGATATTATAGCCGCTACCGAATCTCCATCCGATACACTGGTATTCAACCTCAAAGTTACCGGTTGATCATTATTATTAAATATTTCAAGTTGAGTAGCTGGACTTGTCGTCCCAATACCAACGTTGCCGCCATTGAATTGAAAATTTCCTGAACTAGCTGACAGGTTAAAACTATATCCACTTGAATCCCAATATTGCTGATGTTTTACGGTTCCATTAGCTTTATTTATTAATGCCCCCGATAAATCAGTTCTTGATGAATTTACAGATAGACTAAACGTGTTTGCTGATATACTTGTTGGTGCTGTATCTCCAATACCAACGTTGCCGCCTTGTGAAATAGTGAACCTATTTGTCATTGTGGCTGTTGCTCCAGCGCTACCACTTGGTGCATTTAAAAAGTTAAATTTACCATCTCGCATATCCACTAAACCACTTTCGTTAGTTCTTATGTATCTATATACGCTACCGTCATTATAAACGTTTTGAGCTATAAATAAAGCGGAGCCAGTACTACTTGTTATGTTACTAAAAAATCCATTATCTGCTCCAAGTTTTAAAACTGCATAACCACTCCAAGAATTTTCAAAAGTAGTAGCTCCAATCCCAACCTGTCCATTTGCTTTAATAGTTAATTTAGTACTACCGCTAGTTAAAAAATAATGGTCTGACACTGCACTATACGTTAATGAGGCAGATCCTTTTATACCATAATCACCACCATTAAATTTTAAATAACCACCTGTAATATCTAATTTTTCATCAGGAGTAGTCGTTCCGATACCAACGTTACCGTTAGCAATAATACGCATTTTTTCTGAACCTCCTGTATCAAATCGTAATATAGGAGCATTTAAACTTAAATAACCATAATTCCCACCGCCTTTTATTTCATAATCAGTGTTAGCAGTTCCAAAAAATAATTGTCCTTTATTACTTGCTTCTGCTATATACAAATCACCAGTTAAAGGAAAACCTGAACCAGCTGAAAGTGGTAAATAAGGACCACCTGGCAAACCTCCGCCAGTATTATCTGCTGTAATATTACCTGAAGCATCTGTTTTAAGATAACCTGCGCTGTAAGCGTTAAGTTTAACAGCTCCAGCGTTGTTAATAACCATCCTGGTAGTAGGTCCTGATGCTCCAACTGGAGTAGTTCCAATTTCTATTCTTCCTGGCATATCTCCTGCTGCAGGAGTTCCATCTACATCAACTTGAATATTTGCCATCCTTCTATAATCAGAACCATCATAACCATACCAACCCATTGCACCAACTGTTTCTTGTGCTTGTACTATTGTTGGCGATGCTCCTGTTCCATTTGATTTTCCTAATCCAAAAAAGGAGTAATTACCTACGGTGCTACTATGTGTAAAAACTTGAGCAGCTGCAAAAGTATCATTTTCAACATTTAAATCTCCTGTTCCATAATTATTATTAAAAGATGGTGTTGTTGTCCCTATACAAACATCACCAGTTCCAAGAATAGTCATTCTATCACTTCCTGATGTTCGAAATTTCATATCGTTAGTGCTTCTAAAAATACGCATATTACCATCAACAAACTGGATTTCATTGTTAACAAGTACTGTTCCTTGAACTTCTAGTTTAACTCCAGGGGTGGTCGTTCCAATACCAACGTTGCCTGTGCCAAGTATTATCATTTTAGTAGAAATAGTTCCTACACCTGTTTGGAATTGAAGTTGTCCCATATAAGGGCTAGCTTCTGTTTCACAAACTATAGCTCCTCTATTAAATAAATCACTAGCGCCACCACCGTCGCTAAATAATATTCTTGTTTTATTAGCTACAGCGCCATTATTATTATCTAATCTTAACTCACCGCCAACACCTCCATTTAACGACTTGTATATATGTAGTTTTGATTGAGGACTTGTTGTCCCGATTCCTACGTTGCCTGAAGATTGTACATTAAAAAAGTTACCTGCAGTTCCACCAAAAGATGTTACATTAACAAGGTTTGCTGTTTGCCCATTTTTTGAAAGGATTGACAAAGGTATATGTGATGCGGCTGAAGGATTAATTTCTAAAACTCCAGTTCCACTAAACCCGTAGCCGCTATTAATTTGAAATCCGTTATCACTAATTGCTCCACCGCCTCCTGATATTACAAGTTTAGCTCCAGGACTAGTCGTCCCGATACCCATTCTTCCAGAAGTGTCAATACGAGCTTTTTCACCACCATTAATTTGAAAAGCTATAGGCACATTTGATCCTGCTCCAAAACGAGCTAACCCTCCGTTTGCGAAAAATAAAGCTTCTGTTGTGCCATCTGAGGATGAAATTATCGGCGTTGCATCCAATACTGATAGTTTTCTACCAGGACTAGTCGTTCCGATACCAAAATTACCTTCATTTGCATTAACATAAGAATTACCTGAATCAGGAAATCTCCAATCAACACCTGAATTTTGAATACCTCTATTAAATTGTATTCTGTTGTCAGCTTCGATAAAACTCATTTCACCCCAACCATTGTTGGCAGCGTTATACATTCTGTAAGCTTTTCCTGCTGAAACAGAAACATTACCTACAACAAATAATTTAGTGCCAGGGTTAGTCGTCCCAATACCAACGTTACCGGTGTTTATAATACGCATCCATTCAGTTGAACTTTGCTTAAATATAATAGGTGCGCTTGAACTGTTTACTGTAAAAGTTAAAGCCGCTCCAGTACTAAAATCAATACTCGCATTACCATTTGAACCGCCTGTTGTTCTTAATCTTATAAACTTAGAATCGTTTAAATACAAATCACCACTTAAAGGTTTTGTTGATCCAGCTGTTAATGGTAAGAAAGGACCACCAGCACCACCACCACTTGACACTGTTATATTACCTGAAGCGTCAGTTACTAAAGTACCTGCGCCGTAAGTATTAAATCTTATATTACTATCATCAGCAATTGTCATAGCAACATTGCTATTGCTTGATCCACTTGCTCTAACCCCAAGTCTTAATCCAAATCCATAATCACTACTTGTTGCGTTTGCTTTAGAAGCTTTTATATACGGTCCTTGACCAAGAATTGAACCACCTGTATCATATATACCAGAAAACATTATACTTCCACCAGCGTCAGCAGCGTATGAAGCATTAATATCAGTTACCTTTAGATTAACATTGTTGTTAGCTGGAACGCCTGTCAAACTGTGCGCTATTTCTAATTTAGCATCAGGATTAGTTTTATTAATACCAACGTTGCCCGCGGAAGTAATACGCATTCTTTCACTGTCAACAGTAAAAAATTTCATATTACTACCTAAAGATACCGCTATAATATCTAGATCGTCTCTATCAGATGAGTTTAATTGTATTTTTGCTCTATTTGTTCCGCTGTCAGTTAAATATAAATTATCTTCTACAGAAACGTCTCCTCCAAAAGTTCCTGTTGTAGCCACAATTAAGTTAGAATAACTTCTTAGTAATCCTAAAGTTTCTAATCCATCACCTACTCTAATAGCAGAATTTGCTGCTACTCTAGTTAATGCTATTCCATTTATATCTATACCGGTATCGGTTGTTGTAATAAAATTAGTTGCAGTTGCACTACTAGCTACAGTTAGGCTGCCTTTTACATCTTGATCCGCATAATATATTATAGCCATGTCTGTTTAGTTTATTAGTTGATTAAATTTAATTGAATTTTATTATCTCATTCTGTTTATTAGAACTATAACTCCACCTGAAGGGAAAGTACCAGTACCAGAAAGTGTAATTTGGTCTACTGTATTTCTTTCTACTCCCATATGGATTGTGTCTTTTGTAGTTTCATCATAAATTTGCACCATTACATCGAAACTAGCTAAACTATGAGTTATTGCGCCATAAGCAGTTATTGTTCCAGATACAAAAGTATTTAATTGTGAAAAGTCTTCAAGAGATACTTTAACGTTTTCATCTGCCGAATCGTCATTAACAACCAAATAGGAGTCATCATAATTAAGTTGAGCTTCGGTTCTTTGAGTTAGACCTGCAATATCTAATCCCACGACAACAGCTCCAGTTGTAGGTGTTACTGACATACCATCTAAATTAGCTGCGGTAGATGCTGAAACGCTTGTTACTGCGCTTGTGTTAGTATCAACCCAAGGTACGTTAACTACTAATTTATCACCTGAATCAACTTGAATCTTATATGTTCTAGCAGCAGTGGTACTTGAATTAGTAGCAGCAACTGATTGCACACCGTCGACGTTAGCGTCTAAGTTATTACCATTAAGACTTAAACCTACACCAGCGCCTCTTTGTGTGTTTGTGTTTGTTGGAGTAACAAAAGTTCCATCACCTCTTAAGAAAGTAGTAGAAGTTCCTCCAGCGGGAACTACGCCAAGTGTAGAGCCTCCACCGTATATATCAGAAGTAACAAATCCATTTGATGTTACACTAAATGTAGCAGAGTCAAATCCAGCCACACCTTTCTGCGTAGCAGCATCATTTGCTCCTTCGCCAGCAACATTTTGATCTTGTATAACTACTGTATATACTGATTCAGCGGGTGTAGAAGATGCTGCAATATTTTGATTAGCATATATTGTATCTCCAATTTCAAGTGTTGTTGTGTAGAAAGCAGTACCCCCTGTAGTTACTACAAAGAAATCCCCAAGATCTAAAGCAATGTTTGATGCTCCGTCTAAAGAACCATTACCAGCTCCTAAATCTGTTGTTAAACCAGTGGTTGCGTTATACCCTCCTTTAAATAAACCAATACCAGCTACTAATTCTTGAACTTGCCCTAAATTTACAGAATCATTTGTTGCAGTACCATTGGCTAAATTAGTTATTTTTTTACTATTGAAAGGCACGTTACTTGTAGGAATACCTAGTACGCTTAAAGGTATATCTACAAACTGAATACTTTTAACTTCGTCTCCGTCGCTGTCATCTTGAAAAAGTATTGCATCATCAGATTCTACACCAGTTCCATCGGTGGCATCTTTAATAATACCAGTTCCAGTATAATCTACACTTATTATTGGATCGACCGCTGTTCCAGTTTTTACTAAACCAGCTCCTGCACTAACACTTTTTACTGTTCCTTGAAATTGATCAGTAGAATTTACTGTTACAGCACCTGTTGCACCACTGACTGTTACATTAGTACCGGCTACAATACTTGTTACGCCTGAATTCGTTATTAATAATTTATTCGGAGTTCCTGATGAAACTGCTGTGGTAATTCCAGTGCCACCTTCAAAATCAGCTCTAAGTCCATCTGTTATATTTATAGCTGTTCCGCTATCGGCTTCTAAGCTCCAAGATGTATATGATCCTGAGGGTGTTGCCCACACATTGTCACCTCTTAAAAAGTTTGTGCCGGAAGGGGTTCCAGTTGCAGAAAGATCTGCTGTAACAACAACCGCTCCCGTTGAAGCAGCTTTTGGTGCTAAATCTATAAATGTACCGTCTGTAGTATCTACACTTGCTACACCAGACCCAGTTCCATCCATTTCAATCCAAGCAGTTCCGTTAAAGAAGTACATGGTTTTGTCACCTGCTGTTGTATCAAAATACATTTGCCCTTCAACAGACGCTCCCACTGCGGGCTGCGTAGCTAAGTTGTCAATGACCGGTAACTTAAGCTCATTTTTGTTCATTTCAATATCGGAACCTATCATTCCAATATTAGCGTAATAATTAATTGCCATAGTTTTTTGTTAGTTTAGTTTAAGATTGATGACCCTGCTATGTTGCTGTTAAAGTCTACTGTTATTGTTGTTGCGTTTGTGTATTCAACTGCGCCATATATTTCATCCCCTGCATTGTCTATCAATGTTACAGATGGTTCTGCCTTGCTTGTTGTATTGTTAATCACCCATTGATTGGATGCATTAAAATTTTGTTTTAAATTAACATCTCCCGATGCTATGTTGAAATCTATTACTGTATATATCGTACCTTCCTCCGCAATAATGCCATTGCCTCCAATAAAAGTTATGCCTGCTATGTAATAACTAGATGATTGGGGATCGACTACATACGTATCTAGTTTGTAATGCCCAAATTGACTTATTTGATTACCTTGCCCTATTAGTATATCAGTGCCTATCAAGTACTCAAGGAATTCAACAACACGTTGTCCATTGGTTTCGTTTCTTGAAATTCTTATTGAAGTTAAAGTATTAAAGTTAGATCCAGATCCACCGCCGCCGGTTTTAGATATTGTACCTAAACCGCCGTTTTGCGTGTCAGACCATTTAAATGACATCTGCCCTCCAATATTAACTTTACCATTTATATTAAGATAGTTCGCGACAGCTGAAGCAGTAAATTGCTTTGTCTGTCGGTTGCCTGCATTGGTTCCAATCCAAGCGTCATTGTCTGTTACATTAGTATCAAACGGATACGAACTTATTCTAGCCATGCGTTATTATATTACTTGATATCTTACTGTAATAGCAACCGTACCGCCGCCTACATTAGTTGCTGTATTTAAAGTATTAAAATATAAAGGTGCGCTTAATGTTGGTTTTGTAGCTTCTAGTCCAAATATCGATACTTCATTTCCATCTATATCTTCAAAATCCTGAGGCAATCTAGCTTGTATGTCTTTTAAAGTAAGAGCTGCTATTGTAGTTCTACTACTTAAAACTAAATCAGAGGTAAATGTAAAGACAGGAGTAGAAAATATAAAACTAGCACGCGCGGATACAACTTGTATGTACTTACCTGTTACCGCGGGCACTACTATAATGCCAGTAGCCGGCAAAGCTATCCATTCTGCGTTTGTCAATGTTTTTGTTACTTCTAAGAAGCCTCTTGAGACAAGGGCGGCCACATCTTCAATACCAAAGTTTCTGGTTGTAGGCTTTTCATTAGTACCTATCGCCGGTACAGATGTGCCTAGCAGTAGATCTCCTGATTTTGGTGTACCCATTGGGTAACTGTTTGCTATAGCCATTATACGTATTTTTTAAACATTAGTTTGTATAATAAGCTGTTCCATGCGTGTTGTAGTCTGTCTATAAATTTTTTCATGCTGATTGTGTTACTCTGTTAGTATATCGATTGTATATGCCCGTGCCACCGGCTCTATCTATAGCTCTTCCTTTTGCATCCATACCGTTTCTTGCTATGCCTAAGTCTGACATGCTACCGTCTGGATTAAAAAAGCCGTTCTTCTTAGCTAAAGCCATACCAAAACTAGCACTGCCTACCTGAGCCATCAATCTAGGGATCAATTCCCCGGTACCCATAAATGCTTGCGTTTCCATATGTATATATACTTACATATATAAGAGCATATTTACTTTACGAACCTATAGTGTGACAATAGCTTACTATTATTATACTTAAGTACCTAGCGTCGCACTGTAATTAAAAAAGTATTGCATATTACTGGCAGTTGGGTTGAATTTTACAAATTTTTGTTTTTTTTTACAGGAAAATCCAATTATTTTAGCCGTCCCCACCCACATTTTAATACGTTTTTCCTTATATATCGGCGTTTTTTTTATCACCTTTACCCCAGATATTTACGCTTTTCCCGTACGTTTACGAGTTTACAAGCATAATACGATCATCATTGGATAATATATATGTAATCAAGCAGACAATAAACTAAGACTAATTGTCGTATGACATATCGTCACTGACATTGTGTCATGACATAAGACATTAACTATAAATTAAACCAATAAACAATTATACACCTATAAACAAAAACTATTATGAGAAAATTCAAACACACATTACTACTAAGATTTACACAACTAAGAACATTTATTAAGAATATTGAAATACAAGGTTTAGACGAAACTACTTGGTAATACAAACTAAATACGAATACAAACGGATAATAATAATGTAACTAAAAATAACTATGCAATATATACTAACTTGTCAGAACGGCAAACAAATCGACATGACTTCTTACATAAATCTTCAATCAGAAAGTAAACTAACTAGACAAGATGTTGTTGACAGAATAGAATTCTACAAATCTACTAACTTAACAAAATCTTCTTCTTATAATCTTTTACAAAATATAATATTATAACTAATAAATGGTGACTATCCGAACCAGAGTAATACACAAACTGGATAGACAAGACATAATGGTTGATGTGAGTTCGATTCTCGCGATGTCTACTAAAATATAATACTATGACTGAAAAATTTAAAGATTACCCGGCTGATCAAATTAAAGCCAAACTAAAACGAGTTGATGAGTTCGAAGCAAAGTACGGGCCTAAAGCTACAAGTAAATCTTGGCGTAAATGGTGTACTGACTACAGCTACAGAAAACAAGAATGGCAATTTAGACAAAACTTTGCTAATACAATAATGCAAAATCAAACAACTTACTAATGGAAGTAATGATATTAAACGGTGAAAGATACCTCATCAATACACAAACTCACGACGGCGGCGACCATCAATGTGACTATTTAATAAAACAATTTCCAGATGACGTTGAAATTGACTGGGATGAAGTGAAGCATTCAGATTTTACAAACAAAATACGATTGTAACTGGATAATATAAATGTAACTAAAAAATAATACTATGAAAAACTTTAAAAAAATTAACTCAACAACAATTATGCTTGACAGCAAAAAGTATAAAGGCTATACTGTTGGCGACTTACCTAAAAGATTTGCATTCATTTACAATGAAGACAATGACCAAGACGGCATAACTGAATTCTTCAACTACCAAGGCTTAACTTATGTTGAACATAACCCTTCAATCTGGTCTTATGTCTAATCCAACTAATATGAAAGAATTGTGCGATTATGCAAAACAAGCACAAAAAAACCGTGGTCGCGAGCATAGGCGTGCCCACTCCCATGAGAAGTGTAGCGGACTGACAGATATTGAGTACAATGCGGTGGTTACACGTCAAAAAAGTACTTTTGCCAAAGGCAAATCATATGCTTACACTGCTCGATGGAGAGCCTTTACAGAAACCCTTTAAACTACAACTATGAGTAAAATGAAACAACTAGACGAAATCGCAGAAGGAATTGCGGAAGTCACCAAAGAACTAATGTATGATTCAATTGACTGGCAACTGTCAGATTTTGAACAAGACGGTGATGACTACAACGCTATTCATTCTGAAGTAATGAGATTAGCAATTGAAAAAATGTATTTACAAACGTAATACGAAGCTAATTGGATAATAATAATGTAACAAATAAAAACAAATAAACTATGTATTGTAAATGCGGTGAAAATGTACATCCTGTACGACTTGAATTAGGCTATAACACTTGTATGCCTTGTAGTACAACCCAAACCTATTCATATGTTCCTATAATCGAACATAAAACCGGAAATACAATACAAATTGTCAGCCAAGAAGTAAGTGCATCTGTGCATCGTGCTTGGCGACGTAAATAACCGGGGGTGACTTGGTATTGACGTGATAGAAAGCCTATATGGAACTATTGCGGAAGACAGTTCGAATCTGTCCACCTCCACTGAAAAATTACAAACAGAATACGACAACTAACGGATAATATAAACGTAACTAATAAATAACTATGACAAAAACACTTTACGAAAGAATGAAACCAGAATTTAAAACAACTTTAGCTAAAAAATATGCTGACAGACCACATTCACACGAAGCTTTAATCAGAATGCTTAGCGATGAACACTATTATACTGCAATTCCCTACGGCGATGCGTTTGATATCATGGCTTCTTGCGATATAGATTTTCTAGGCGAAGCATTTAAGCAATCAAAATGATTATGTGTGAATGGGCGCTTGCAGATATTAAGAATAGAGCAAGCAGTAAAGCTTTTGCTAAAGTTACAATACTAAAATTAGATATTGAAGACTATAAGCGAAGCTTAAAACAAGGAACTTACGGCGGAATTACTTACGAAGAAGCTGAACAAGTACTTGATGGCTACAAAACAGAGCTAAAAGTATGGAATTTTATAGCAGAATTAATAGAAAAACAAAGATAATGAAAGAAAAACTAATAACAGACGAGCTTATTGAAGCTAAAATGATAAGCTATGGCTTTGGCGAAACAGATTCTCACGATGAAGAATATGTAAGAAAACTAATACTTGAGCATTACGACGCTGAGCTAACTGATCAGTGGCAAAAAAATTGCGATTACTATATTTACGAAGAATCTACAGCCGATGGCTACAGCGTATTTGTAGCTTGCTACGACACTAGCTCTATAAGTGTAAACGAAGACATACATTATTACGACAGTGATCTTAGCGGCAAGCTTGAAAATGCAATTAGAGACGGCGGTGAAATATACGTTGACGACTATCATCAAGACTTTATTGATGACGCTATGCAAGAATTATATTTATATTTAGCCGAAAGATTTCACCAGCAAGCAATTGACGAGCTTGAAGATGAAGGCTACAAACAAAATACGGCGGTAGCTGGATAATATATATACAAATAGCGCTGTAGAGCAGATGGTCAGCTCGCTAGGCTCATAATCTAGAGGTCGCAGGTTCGAATCCTGCCGGCGCAACTAACTTTAAATACAATAACTTATGAACAAATTAATTTTACCGTTTCAAACTGTAGAAGTTAACTCTACGGCAATTTCAACTGCTCAATATGAGTACAATGACTACAGATTGACACTAACATTTAATAATGGCACAGCCTATAACTACAATGATGTACCAAACTTCGTATTCGAAGGCTTAAGAACATCTGCGTCTAAAGGCAAATTCATTAACAAACACATTTTATCCTCTTATAAATTCAAAAGAGCATAAATGACTGAAAACGAAATGAATAGAATAGCTGAAATGGTGGTCGATAAAATTATTGCCCGCCAAAAAGCTCATGACGAAGAGTTTAAAGCTGAAATACAAAGTATGGTTGATGATGACGCTGAAATTGAATTTGGTACAATTACTGAAGACGAAATTATGGCTGACGAAATAATTAAACTTAACAACAGGCTTTCGCAACTCGAAGAAAACGAAGACTACGAAGCGGCTAGAATAGTTGCTAACAAAATTAAACACTTAAAAAACAAATACAATTTATGATTAAACCAATGCTAGCACAAAAAGTTAATACAAAACCTATTGACTGGACTAACAAAGTCTTTGTGCAACCTAAGCTTGACGGTGTACGCTGTATCTTTACTAAAGACGGCGCTTACTCACGTAATCACAAGCAATTCAAAAATGTTGACCACCTGCAAGATGATTTACAAGATTTCTTTAAAAAGTTTCCTGATATTGTTCTTGACGGCGAGCTGTATAATCACGCTTTAAAGCAAGATTTCGAAAAGATTATATCATTAGTCAGAAAGCAAAAACCGACTGACGAGGATCGCTCTGAAGCATCTAATCTTGTACAGTATCACGTATATGATGTCATCACAGATTTAAATCCTACGTATGAAACTAGATACAACATGCTAGCAACCACTCTACCTATAGCTAAGTCAATGACTCTAATTAAAAATACTGTTGTTGAAAGCTTAGACGAAGCTAAGATGTTACACGCTGTGCATTTAGCTCAAGGCTACGAAGGCTCAATGCTAAGACTTAATGCTTTTTACGAACAAAAACGTTCTTACAATTTACAAAAATTCAAAGACTTTGTAGATACCGAAGCAACCATAGTTGGCTATGAAGCTGGTAAAGGCAAATTTGATGGCCTTATCGGCAAATTCTTAATGCAAGATGATGACGGTAACAAGTTCGGTTGCCCTATCGGCAAAGGCTATAACTTTACAGCTAGACGAAATATACTAGATAACATTCATGACTTCATGGGTCAACGTGCTACATTTACTTATTTTCAGCGCACGAAAGCCGGTAGTTACAGACACCCTTTATTTAAAACCCTTAGAAACTATGAGTAAACTAATATGGAAGTTGTATAACAACAACATGATCAGTGAAGAAGTTGTACACCAGCTTCTTGATTGTCATTATAACAGAATTAATAACAAATAGCGACGATAGCTATTATAATATAATAATAACAGGCTTATGTCATACGAAAGAAACCTTGATTATTTAGTCAAGAGACGTATTATATACCGTAGAGCTCCAATTGAAGACGAACCAACAGAAGTTTTTGATTGGGGTAATTACTACGAAAATGGTACACACGAATGCTACGAATTGTTTCGAAGCAAAGCTAAAATAACAACTTTTAAGTCACTTAAATGGCACATGTATGTGTTATGGTATTTAAATCCACAAGTAGACCCAGATGAGTTTGAAGGCTTAGTTAAGTATATATGTAATAAACGAACAGGCTTTATTACATTTACACCTAGCTCCGCGGTAATTAATTCTATAATTTATGATGTTAGCATGATGGATTTAGAAAAACCACCACCAAACAAATTGCGTAAAATTATATTTAAAGAATTTAGCGGTTTAACAACTGAAGAAAAATTTAAAATAGTGGGCCAAATGGTTGGTCGATCAAAATCAGTTACAGAATCTGATATATATCAATGTATGTTAGATCTGCATGATGAAAACAGATTTATAACTATATTAGGCTTAGCTAGAATATTAAGTTGTTCGCCACGCACAATACATCGAAATATGAGCATGGAACTTAAAAAAGAAAAAGAACTTTTAAATAAAGAAATATGAAAAAGTACAATGTACAAAACTATATAAGATACAAAGAAGATCTTAAAGCATCTATGCCTCCTGATAAGTTTTATGATTATTACACTAGAGATCAACTTATTATTAAATTCATGCCTCTTGTTGAAAATTTAGCACGTAAGTTTTCAACTACACAACAAGCATCTGGCGTATTAAGTATAAATGATTTGCTACAAATTGGCAATGAAGGCTTAATTAAAGCTGTAGATAAACTAGATTGGGATTTATTAATTGATTCAGATGATATTGAAAAAACTTTAAAAAGCTTTTTTAGCAAAAGAATTAAAGGCAATATCAGGCGTAGAATTGACATGATGCGAGGCGATATAAGAATACCAGAACACAAGCTGACTGAAATACGTAATAACCCTAAAGATAAAATTATGGTTGCTATGTTTTTTAACAGCGTGTTTTTAAGTATTGATGCCCAAGTTACAAATGACGATGACGAAAACATGATGCATCAAGTTGAAGATAAATCAGAGCCTTATAATATACAGCTAATGAATGTATATCTTAAAGGCTTAATGCAAAAATACTTAACAGGTAATGAATACGAAGTGCTGAGATTATCATACGGTTTAGATTGTGATAAACATTCAGCTAAAGAAATTGCAAGCATCTTAGATATTAAAGGTGTTAGCTCTTATGTAAGAATATCAGAGCTTAAAAAACAAGCAGTACAAAAGCTGATTGACAACGTTGATCATTCTCAAGTACTTGATATCCTATAGTTTAACCACGTAAAACAAAAACACAATGCGTAATTATATTAATAACAAACCACATACCATATGACCTTAAATGAGAAACTGGCAACAATCCAGACAAAATTTAAATCGAAGAAAAGTAGATTTAATTCATTCGGCAAATACAACTTCAGATCAGCCGAAGACATCCTAGAAGCAACAAAACCTTATCTCTTAGAGTTAGGAGTTAGCGTAACAATTAACGAACGTTTAATTGAAAGTGAACCATTCCCTATTTTGGAATCAACAGCTACTATTAGTAATGCAACAGACGCTATACAAGCTACGGCAATAGTTGGCGTTGATTTAGCTCAAAAGGGTATGCAAATGCCTCAAAAATTCGGTTCCGCATCTAGTTATGGAAAGAAGTATGCTTTAGGTAATCTATTTTTAATAGATGATACAGCAGACAGTGACGCAACAAATAGTCACGACAAAGGTAATGTAGCCAAACCTAAATTAGAAGGAGCTGCACTAACAAAAGCAAAAGCTTTTATTAAATCAGGCGGTAGCATGGAAGCTATTAAAAAGAAATATGACATTCCAGCCGGCGTACTAAATACTTTATAATGAATAGAAAAGATGAGTTAAACAAGTTGAAGGAAGACGAGCATTATTATGGTAAGTTTGGAAAACAATTTCTAAGCAACTCGGACATATCAACGTTATTAACAAACCCTTTGGCGCTTGGAAAACCAATGAAACCAATTCCTGCATTCTTAGTTGGAGGTTACTTTCATACAGCAATACTTGAGCCTCACAAGCTTAAAAGCTTTAAGATAGTAGAAGCTTCAACTAGGAATACAAAAGCGTACAAAGAGATTTCAAACGGCGAGCTATGTTTATTACAACACGAAGCAGATCAAACAGAATTACTAGTAGACAAAATGATGTCTAATGAAATTTGCAAAAGTTTGATACGTGGTGAAAATGTAGAATACGAAGTACCTGGAATAGCTGAAATATTTGGCGTTAACTGGAAAGGTAAAGCAGACATTATTAATCATGATGAGAAATTAATTATTGATTTAAAAACAACTGCAGACATTTCTAAGTTTAGATATTCAGCAACTAAGTACAATTATAACAGTCAAGCTTATATATACCAGAAGTTGTTTGGTTATGAAATGATCTTTATGGTTATTGACAAAAGCACACATCAAATTGGCATATACGACTGTTCTGACAAGTTTTTATCTTTTGGTGAAGACAAAGTTCAGGAAGCAGTAGAACAATACAAATTATTTTTTAACAACCCGGAATTTAAGCCGGAAAATTATTTTATTAACAAAACCCTATAATTATGGCAAGTATTATTAAAGCAAGTATTAACTTGAATGAAATCCCAAAAGATAAAATCTATGTGGGCAAAAAAGGAAAGTATCTACCTATTACAATAACAATTAACGACGAAGTTGACACATATGGTCAGCAAGGGCCAGTTGTTGTAGAGCAAACAAAAGAAGAACGAGAAGCTAAAGTAGCTAAAGTTTATCTTGGAAATGTTAAGGTAGTATGGACAAACGGAGAAAATGTAGCAACAGCACCTAGAGATGATCAACCTCAACAAGCAGCGGCTGCACAACCACAGAGCGATGATTTACCATTTTAATTAAACTAAATTAAATTAATGCAGACAACAGAGATCAATGGATTTTTGATTGATGAATTCAATCAACATAAGCTTGAAGAAGGAAAGAAACAGGGTATATGCCCTAACTGTTCTCCTGATAGAAAACCTAAGAACGTAAAAGCAAAGTGTGCTTCTTACGACTGGGAACGTGGTCTTGGCACTTGTCACAATTGTAATACATCATTTCAATTACATACGTATCAACGTAAAGGCGCTAGCGAAAAAGTATATGTAAGACCGGTAACGATTGAGCCTAAGCTTCCGGCTAGCAAAGTAATTGATTGGTTTAAAACTAGGGGAATATCTCAGCAAACTCTTGTCGATCTTCAAATTGGCGAGGGTCCTGAGTATATGCCGCAGACCGGTAAGACCGAGAACGTTATAAAGTTTAATTATTTCATGGGCGATCAACTTATCAATGTTAAGTATCGCGATGGACGAAAAAACTTTAAATTATATAAGGGTGCTGAAAAAGTATTCTATAATATAAATAGTATAATAGGTTATGAGTATTGTGTTATTGTTGAAGGAGAAATGGATGTGTTAGCACTGCATGAAGCAGGTATACCTAACGCAATATCAGTTCCTAACGGTGCTACATTAAATACAAACAATCTTGAATACTTAGACGCTTGTATTGATTACTTTGAAGACAAAGATAAGATTATACTAGCATGCGATTCAGACGAAGCAGGACAAGCCTTACAAGCCGAATTAGTTAGAAGACTAGGCTCTGAGGTGTGCTACTTAGCGTCGTTCGAAGATTGCAAAGATGCGAATGAATATTTACAAAAGTATGGAAAAGAAAAATTATCAGAGCGTATTACAGGAGCAAGACCAGTACCGCTTGAGAATGTTACAACGTTCAGGGATATTGAAGATGAAGTTACAGACTTTGTTCGCAATGGCTTTAAGCCGGGATTCCAAATTGGCCTTCAAAATTTTGATGATATCTTTTCAACTTACACTGGTCAATTTATTACTGTTACTGGTATTCCGTCTTCAGGTAAATCAGATTTTGTCGACCAAATGGTTGTTGGATATAACTCAAACTATGGCTGGAAAACGGCTTTTGCTTCGCCAGAGAATCAACCAACTTATTTACACGCTCATAAGTTAATGCGTAAAACTTGGCAAGGTATGCCAACAGCTAAAGATATTGATACTGATAAATGGAATCAAATAGCGGATCATTGCAATAGTAATTATTATCATATTGATATGGAACGCTACACGCTTGATTCTATATTACGTAAAGGAGCTGAGTTGGTTAAACGTAAAGGTATTAAATGCTTAGTTATTGATCCTTTTAATAAAGTTAGAGACGTTGGCGGTTCTGATGATGTAAATAGATATACTATGGAATACTTAAGCAAGATAGAAATTTTTGCTAAGAAGTATGATGTGTTAGTATTTATTGTTGCACACCCTACTAAAATGTATAAAACGCAAGATGGCAAAATTGAAGAGCCCACAATGTACAACATTAAAGGCGGCGGTGAATGGTACGATGCGTCTTATCACGGCATATTAGTTCACAGAGATTACGAACAACAAACTGTTAAAGCTAAAGTTTTAAAAGTTAAGTTTCAAAATCTTGGCGAAAACGGTGCTGAAGCTCATTTTAAATGGGAACCGAAGTCAGGTTGTTTTATACCTCACGAGCAAATTAATGTAGCTGGCGAGAAAATGCCGTGGGAATAAATGGGTAGTGGCTCTAAGAAAAAGAAAGGCCAAATAGATATGGGCCAAACAGGTCATAACCCGTTAGATTGGAATGCTTATAGATGGTGTGTTAAAAACAACATAGCTATATCGCCAAAAGCTTATTCTACAACTCAATGGTATATTGATATAAAGAATAAAAATCAAACGCACACAAGCCCTGAAACGTACGGCAAAACAGAAATTTGGAACAAAATATTTGAATATTGTAAATACTATTATGACAAACATAGAAAATGAATATAAAAAGCTTATGGAAACAATCCTTTACAAAGGATTGGATAAAGCAGATAGAACAGGCACAGGGACAAAGTCTGTCTTCGGAGCAACGATTAGACATGATATGTCTATGGGCTTCCCTATCCTTACAGGAAAACGCATTAGTTTCAAAGCTGCAAAAACAGAGTTGCTTTGGATCTTACAAGGAAGAACTGATCTTAAATACCTAGAAGATAACGGCGTTAAGTATTGGCGGCCAGATTATGAGCGTTCAGGCAGAACAGATGAAACATTAGGCCCTGTATATGGCAAACAATGGCGTGATTTTGGAGGCGTAGATCAACTTTGGCAACTTGTATATAACATTAAGCACAATCCAAGCTCAAGACGTTTAATGGTTAGCGCATGGAATCCTGCTGAAATGGAAGATATGGTGTTGCCTCCCTGTCATTATGCTTTTCAAGTTTATATAAATGATGGCAAGCTAGATCTTATGTGGCAACAAAGATCAGCAGATGTTTTTCTTGGTCTACCGTACGATATTGCTATGTATGGCTTATTACTCGAGTTATTAGCCAAAGGCTCTAATATGCAGCCTGGGCAGCTAATAGGACAGCTTGGCGATTGTCATTTGTACAATAATCATTTAGATCAAGCTGAAATATACTTAAGTAGATCAAAGCGAGCTTTGCCTAAACTATCTGTATTAGATGGCGTTAAACTTGATAAAAAAATTCAAAGTCGAATTTGCATACCTCAGCTAAATGAAATTAAATTAATTAACTACAACCCTTATCCTGCAATTAAAGCAGAATTAAGCGTTGGCAAATAAAACAAAACATATGTATTATTTATACCACATACCGGGTAAAAAGATTGGCGTTACACGTGATCTTAATACACGGGTTACCCTTATACAAGGTTATAAGGAGAATGAGTATGAAGTTCTTGAACGATCAGACGATATAGATTATATATCAGACCGTGAAATAGAGCTTCAAAAGTCTTATGGCTATAAAGTTGATAGGACTAAATATAAAAACTTAAATAAAAAATCTAATCAAATGAAAATTAACGCTACAGAGCAGACAAGTACATTTCCTTGTCCATTAAACAAGCTTAAAGGCCGTCTAATGGACAATATAGGCTTAAGCTGGAAAACATCTCACGGAGTATTTGAAATTAAAACAGAGCATATTAGCTGGATAGATGCTAATGCTAAAACATCTATGTATAACGATAAAAAATGTTATATATATAATAAAGCTTTTTATGAAGCCTTTTATAATTTAAATGAAGACTTAGATAGCTTTGATTTAATAAGAGCCTGGGCTGATGAAAGAGGCATATACAAAGAAGGCAATTCACATACTCAATATGTTAAGCTAATGGAAGAAGCAGGTGAACTAGCTCAAGCATTACTTAAAAAAGATTCTTACGAAATAAAAGATGCTATTGGTGATATGGTTGTTGTACTAACAAACCTAGCCGCGTTAGAAGGCATGCAAATTGAAAGCTGTATTGAATCTGCATATAATGAAATTGCTAAACGTAAGGGCAAAATGATTAATGGAACATTTGTAAAAGAAACACTATGAGCAAACAAGAAATAGAATTTAGAGATCCAGTTGTTAAGCGTGTTGTAAATAAATTTGTATCAAGATCAGATATAGGTTTTGCTAAGTATGGCGTAACACTTGATAAAGATCCATCAGAAATGTTTGAATGGCTCAATCATTTACAAGAAGAGCTTATGGATGCTGTATTGTATTTACAAAAAGCTAAAGAAGTTTACACAGAAAACCTGCAAGATGAGGAAAACATTTAAAAGAAAGTCCGGTAAAAGAGGACCTGTTGTATCAAAGAAAGTTACCTATGATGGTATCAACTTTGCATCAGGTCTTGAGCGCTATATGTATATGGCTTTAAAAAATGCCGGCATTAAATCAAAGTACGAAGGTGAAACGTTTGTTTTGCTTAATGGTTTTCATTTTGAAAATGAAGTATATGAAAGACAAGCTAATGGTAAAGGTGATTATAAAAATAGAGGTTGCAAACGCATATTACCTATTAAGTATACACCAGATTTTATTGGCGACGATTTTATTATAGAAACCAAAGGCAGAGCAAATGAATCATTTCCCATGCGGTGGAAGTTATTTAAGCGTTTAATTGTAGAACAATTTCCAGGCATAACATTATACAAACCACAAAATCATAAAGAATGCGACGAGACAGTAAAGTTAATCCTTGGGAAGCAAAAAGGATAGCAAGACAAAAATATGCCGAGCGCCAAATTGATAAGTTTGTCAAATGGAGCTGGGAAATAAGAGGTAAAATAAAATTTAAAGAATTAGTAGAGCAACAAGATAAATATAACATTAAAGTATATGGATAACAAAGAGAAAAAAGTAGCCTGGACTATTGAAATAGGATTTTACCCAGGAATTGTAGTAGGCATAAGAACCTATGAAGAAACAGAACATACAACTTATGTACTATATTTACCGTTTGTAGATTTAGCAATTTGCATTTATAAATAATGGGATTATTCGATGAGCGCATAGCGTACAAACCATTTGAATATCCTGAATATTACACAGAAGGTTGGTTAAAACAAGCACAAGCATTTTGGTTACATACTGAAATCTCAATGCAAAGCGATATAAAAGATTGGAATGAAAAACTTAATAAAAAAGAAAAACACCTCGTCGGGAACATACTTCTTGGATTCGCACAAACGGAATGCGCGGTATCAGACTATTGGACCCAGAACGTTGTATCGTGGTTTCCTAAGCACGAAATAAAACAAATGGCAATGATGTTTGGATCACAGGAAACTGTGCATGCTGTAGCGTACAGCTATCTAAACGAAACTTTAAAATTAGAAAATTATGAAGCTTTTTTACATGAACCCGCTACTGCTGAGCGGTTTGATAATCTGGTTGCTTACAGCGGTAAGTCTACTATTGGTATTGCGAAATCGTTGGCAGTATTTAGTGCGTTCGCGGAAGGTGTTAGCTTATATTCTGCTTTTGCTGTACTGTATTCATTTCAGTTACGCAATTTACTTAAAGGTATAGGGCAACAAATGAAATGGTCAGTAAGAGATGAATCTCTTCATAGCAAAATGGGATGTAAATTATTTCGCGATATGTGCAATGAAGATAATCAATTACTGCATTTGTGCCGAGAAGATATAATAAAAGCCGCTGAAACAATGGTAAAACTAGAAGCTAAATACATTGAAAAAATGTTTGAAGCTGGAGACATTGAAGGAATATCAGCAAATGATTTAAAACACTTTATAAAAAAGAGAACAAATGAAAAACTTGTGGAACTCGGTTATGTTGACCTTGGATCGTATTTTGCGTATGACGTTAAAGCAGCGGCTAATCTTGATTGGTTCTATCATCTTACCGGCGGGGTCACTCATACTGATTTTTTCGCGACTAGGCCAACTGATTACTCAAAGGCTGGCGAAGGCGAAGACTTTGAAGATATTTGGTAAGATTGACATAACTGAAGAAGAAATATACAAAGATCTTAACTGGAATGGCGTGAGAGATTTTGTTAAAAAAAACAACAATGAAAGGACAAAAACAAAGTAGAACAGATTTATTAGAAAAAAAACAGCAAGCTTTAATTGGTGTTGTACAACAATTATTAGATGAGAATGCTTATATAAAAGACTTAGCTGTAGGTACATTAGAAACAATTAAACAAATGCCAGATTATGAAAATGCAATTGACAAACTTAAGTCAAAACTTGCTGAAGAATCTAGTAAGGCAGAAGAGGCTAAGCCCTTGGAAGCGACTAGCGACTAGAGCAGGATATATGGGAGCTGGTTTTTTAATAGCAGCACAATGGACATTAGAACCTAGGCTTTATATCCTAGGTTTTATATGTGTAATGGTGCAAACAGCTTCAAGAAAACAATGGAATTTAGTAGCTTTAAATCTTAATGGTTTAATAGCTTGGACAAAACACTTTATAGTATAAAATATGTGGAATAATGAATGGATTAAAGGAGAAGATTACCCTACGTGGGGTAATACAGACGTATACAAGAAGACTATATCCGGGGGATATTTATTTGACGGAGAAACGCCTCGTGAAGCATACACCCGCGTCAGTAAAACAGTTGCTCGTAGACTTTATAAGCCTGAAATGGCTGAAAAGTTTTTTGAGTACATATGGAATGGCTGGCTTTGTCTTGCTAGTCCAGTGCTTAGTAATACTGGTACTGATAGAGGTCTTCCTATATCATGCTTTGGGATTGATGTGGCAGACAGTATACAAGACATAGGTCAAAAGAATTTAGAAATGATGCTACTCGCTAAGCACGGCGGTGGAGTTGGTATCGGTATAAATCAAATAAGACCCGCCGGCGCTAGAATTACAGGAAATGGAACATCAGACGGAGTTGTGCCCTTTTGCAAGATATATGACAGCACAATACTTGCAACAAACCAAGGATCAGTCAGAAGAGGTGCTGCATCCGTTAATATTAACATTGAGCATGATGATTTTGAAGAATGGCTTGAAATACGGGAGCCCAAAGGAGATGTTAACAGACAAAGCCTTAATTTACACCAATGCGCAATTATTGGTGATAAATTTATGCGAAAGCTTGAGCAAGGAGATGCTGAGGCTAGAAATAAATGGAGTAAGTTGCTTAGAAAACGAAAAGCAACTGGAGAGCCGTATATTATGTTTAAAGGAAACGTTAATAAAAAAAATCCAAAAGCATACAAAGAAAACGGATTAAAAGTACATATGACAAACATATGTTCAGAAATTGCATTACACACAGATGAAAACCACAGCTTTGTATGTTGTTTATCATCATTAAACTTAGCAAAATATGACGAATGGAAAGACACTAATATTATTTATGACGCCATATGGTTTCTTGACGGTGTTATGGAAGAATTTATTCAAAGGGCGAAAGGATTACGCGGCTTCGAAAATTCTATACGATCTGCACAAAAAGGGCGTGCACTCGGCCTGGGTGTCCTCGGATGGCACACATATTTACAAGAGAAGGGTATTCCTTTCGAAGGTTTATTATCTCAGTTTGAAACTAGGAAAATATTTTCGCAAATTAAAATTGAAAGTGAAAGAGCTTCCATGGCACTTGCGGAAACTTACGGAGAGCCTTTGTGGTGCGCTGGGACTGGCGTACGTAATACTCATCTTCGTGCTGTTGCTCCTACCGTTAGCAATAGTAAGCTCAGTGGCAACGTCTCGGCGGGAATAGAACCTTGGGCTGCTAATGTTTTTACAGAGCAATCAGCTAAAGGTACTTTTATACGTAAAAACCCTACACTGGTTAAACTTTTAAGAAAACATAAAATAAACACAAATGAAATATGGAATAAGATATTGGCTGACGGTGGTTCTGTCCAAGATGTTGCTGAGCTTGATAATATTATTATGGGCCACGACATCCCTGCAAAGGAAGTATTTAAAACTTTTAAAGAAATTAATCAACTCGAATTAGTTAATCAAGCTGGATTGAGACAGCAGTATGTAGATCAATCAGTTAGTTTAAACTTAGCTTTCCCAAGCGTAGCAACGCCTAAATGGCTTAATAAGGTGCATTTCGAGGCTTGGAAAAAAGGAGTTAAGACTTTATATTATACAAGAACAGAAAGCGTCTTACGGGGCGATATTGCAGCCACAGCAATGAATGAAGATTGTTTGGCGTGTGATGGTTAAAATCAAAAAAGGGCTCTCGTAATTGAGGGCCCTTTCTGGTTACAGGAACTATTAGGTATGGTACGCCTATTTATCTTGTTCCTTTTTTATTTTTTATATTTACTTACTCTTCCTTTAGTATTTTTTTCTTTTCTAGCCGCAGCTTTTTCAGCAGGAGTTAATTCACTCCAGGTTGAAGGTGTATCTTTTGATACCTTTACAGTAGGTCTAAAGGTGTTTTCATTTGTTTCGCTATAGTCTTCTTTCCCGCTAGGTGTTTCCCATTTTTCTTTAAACCAACGTTTAAGGGCTAAACCTTCTTTAGTTTTTCTAACTTTACTAAATGGTGATTGATACATTATTTTTTACTTTTATTACCCCAGTTAGCAGCACCTACTTTTCTACATTTAGCCATAGCACCACTTCTATATGCTGAATTTTTTGGGCCATATCTAGCAACTACTTTTTTGTAGCATGCATCTTTTAATTCTAAAGGTGATTCCATATCTTTAATATGGCTATCAATTTCTTTAGATTGCTTTAAATGCATTTTAGATGCGCCCTCTAGTTCTTTAACTATTTCTGATAATCTTCCTTTTTTCATTACTTTATATTTAGTATCCCCAAATTAAATCTTGAGATTTTGTTTTATCGATATCTACATGTATAAATGATCCTGCTATACCCATTCTTCTAAATCCTGCTTTTAATAATAAATTTACTAGAGCAAATCTATCTTTTGAATTTTTGCAAGATATATCAACGGCTAGCCCTTTTAAATGGGAAGAATTTGGCACACCACCTATTTTTTTATTTCTAGCTTCTGTTCGATAACCAGAGTTTATTTTAATAGGTTTTCCGTATTCTTTCCTAACAGCATCTAACATATGCAAAATTTCCTTATGCATTTTAGCTCCGCTACCTGGTTCGTCTGACGAATCAAATTCCTCTAATTTAAAATATTTCATGCTAATCTGATATTAAAGCTTGTAAAGAATAAGATTTGCCATTATACTCAATGGTAGGAGTTTCAAGACTATCCTTAAAAAACTTATTTTTTTGTGATTTTTTTTCAGAATTAGTCAAGCCTCCTAAACGACCGCTACTATTAGCTTCAAAGTTGTTATATTTTTTTATCATACTCATAGCCTTCTCGTACTGAGGATGTGTTTTTTTGTCACCTTCAGGTATTGGATTATTATTCCAATTAACCCTTGTGTCTGTGTCTTTCTTTTTACCAATAAATTTTTGATATAATCCTGATTCCATAATTATTTTTTTTCTTTATGTTTATTACAGAAGCTGCTAGCCGCTCCAACGCTTCCAAATCCCCATTTTTTTAATGCCATAGCTTTTCTTGTGGGCTCTCCTTTAGCGTCTTTCATA